GCCGCGCTCCTTGACGAAGGCAATCGCGCGCTCGATGCGGTTCGTGCCTGGCATCTTGGCCGCCGTGGCCTTCAGCGTGATGCGCTTCCAGGCATCCGTTGCCTTGAATTCCTCGGTGAACTCGAACACGCGCCCGCATTCGGTGACGCCCTCCGACTCGATTGCAACGATGGCGCCCGACGTCTCCAATACGCTAATTGCCGCGCGGGTCTCGTCCGCATCCACTGACACTGCGTCGTAGATAGCCGCTTCGCGACAGCCCGGGGTCTTCGCGATCACTTCCAGGATTTTTTCATTGAACATCCATGCCTCGCTTTGGTTGGTACTTCAGTTGTCCTTGCGTTTCAGGCCGCAGGCGCATCGCCTCGACCGCCAATCTCGATGCGCACGCTGCCCGGCTTGGCGCCGTACTCTCGATAGACCTTGACAGGATTGAACTGACTGTCATCGATGCCAATGGCGTCGGCTACGCCATCGATCTGGGGCTTTGCGGCGGCCAAGAGGTTGTCCCGGTCCATGCGTCGCCTATTCGGCTGGATGAACACGACCTTCAGCGACACCTCGTGCCCCATCGGGAACGTGACGCCTCGGCTCGCCTGACGCGTCAGCAGCATCGCAGCCTCGCGCGCAGACTTGCGCAGGGCGACGGTCGACGCCCAGTGCTTGCCCTTGCAGCGGTTCGGGTTCAACCGTGGATCAGGGAAAGGCAGGTGCACAGTGATCATTGGCCGCCCTCCTGCTTCTGGCGCTGGACCTGGACGTACTGCTGGCGCCTTGCCAAGTTCGCCCGATCGAGGCGGAAGCTCACGCACGTTTCGCAATCCCACCCTACGTGCACGGATAGGTGGCCATGATCGTGGCGCGCGAGGCAACGGCCCATGCCGAGGGCGGCGTATTCTGGTGCGGCCTGCTTTATGCTGAACTCGTCACAGACGGCGCAGATCTTGTCGTGGTTCGTGCAGCTCATCAGATCAACTCCAATTCCATTTGTGCGTGCCGCATGTACTTCGCCGCCAGCCATGTGTCGAAGTTCTTGTGATCTGCCGTGCTGCGCGATGTAGGGCGAGGACCTCCCCATTCCAGCCAGCGCTGGCCGATCCAGAGGATGAAATCGGCCATGCGGCCAGTACGCCTCGTCCTGTCTTTCGCAAGACGTTCGCTGGGCGTCATTCCGGTAGCGTGGGCGAATGCGGCGTAGCGCGGATTCCAGGTGCTCATGCGGACTCCAGCTGTCTTAGTTCATCGCCTGGCTCTGGCAAATCACTAGCGCCGCCGAACCGGCCAGCCGCGCCACTCGCAAGGAATGCGGCGGTCTTTTTGATCCCCAGGCTCATCGCTTTGTTGTAGACCGATCGCTTTTCGCGTCCGAGCAGATCGGCGACGTCTTCGGATCGGTAATGAGGGTAGAGTTTGGCAAGCTTCTCCACCTCTTCCGGCGTCCAGTAGCCGCGCTTCACGCTTACTCCTTTACCTGATGCGCACACCTCGATGTAATCCGTATGGCTGGCGTAGCGCGCCGGTCGAAATAGACGATCCCCGGTTTCGCCTCTATTTAGGCGGTGCCAAAGCGTCATAAATGAGAGGCCCGTCAATTCCGCCGCTTCGGTTAATGACATATCGCGGCCTTGGTAGGTCACAATACGATTTGTCCGCTTGTTCCTCCCGTTCTCACTTCTGGTCGCCCATCTGCAATTATCTGGCTCATACGGACCGTCGTTATCGATCCGGTCTAATTGATAACCGGCGGGGCGCGGCCCCATGTCCTCATAGAAGTTTTTGAACTCCACCCATCGTTCACACACTTTTATGCCTCGGCCGCCATACCGATCCCATGCCGGATCGGTGCGACGGGTACACCGATCAATCATGCCCTTCCATACCAAGAATTCCGGAGACCTAGTCATGCCGTGCGGCTTTCTCTGACATCCACAACTTTTGTTGTTTCCGCTCTTTACGCAAGTAGCCGTCAGCACTACTTCACTCCCACATTTGCAACGGAACAGATACGTTGTTCGGCCGCGATTATCTTTCCCGGCAGGAGCGACGACTATCAGCCACGAATAGACTGAGCCAACATCAAGAATTAGCTTTCTCATGCTTTCACCTTGGCGTGTTTACATCCGATGCAATCACGATCAGACGTTCGTTTGTCGTAAGCGCACTCGGTCGACATGACGTATGGGATGACGATCCAGCGCGCGAGGCGGGCCGCAGCGGTCTGCGCCGGGTCGAAAGTACCGAAATAACCGTCCTGCACGAGTAGCGGCGCGCCGGCCGCCGGGCGATGTTTATCGAAACAGCCGTAGACACTCATATCGCCCCCCTATCCCAAAAGCGCAGACAGCCACGTCTGCGGTTGCTTGCGCGTCTTCTTGGCCGTCATCCGTGCGATGTGCTGCTTGATGTATCGCACGTAGCGCGGGTCTTCCTTGCCGCCGGCCAGAGCCTTCCTGATCGCGCGTTGGATGCGCTTGCGTAGGCGACGCTTGCAGTCCGCGTTGCTCCTTGGCTCCAGCGGGCATGGCACGTCCTCACCCGGTCCCGCGACGATGATCGGTTGACAGGCGCCGGAACCGCGTGGGCGCTGCCAGTCGCCCGTGTGGCACAACTTCGGCTTCATCACGGAGATTCGGTAGCGCACCGTCTGCAACGTCATGCCGGTGAGCTTTTCGATCTCCGGGATTGTCGCGGGCAGCACGGCGAGGATTCGCTGGGCCTCCAAGGTGCCGTACGACGGATTGCAGTCTGGGCAGTGCGCGGCGCCACGCTTGACTGCGGGCGCATCGGCAGTGATCGACCGGCCGCACGTGCACAACAGGCGCCAGATCGCGCTCTTGTGCTTCGTCGTTCCGATGCGCTCGACCGCCACGAGGTTTGCATGTGGCGAAGTCGGCGGCTTGGCTATTCTTTGGCCCGGAGCAGTCATGATGCCCTCTCCCTCACCCGATCCCTCAACGATTCCTTGATGGCTCGATCAAGCTTCACGTCCATCGGCATCCATCCGACGGATTCCCAGCTCACTACCTCGTCGATGTTTCGGCGCGGAGGACGCTTGGGAAACAGTTCATGCGGCTCAGCGAAAAACACCGCCCCATCAATGGCCTTCACTACGTAACAGAGAAGTAGCCCAGTCCACGACTCTCGCCATTCCACTCCACCGATGACTCTCACATCCGCCATGTCGTAGGCGAGCAGTCCACTCTCCTGCGGCGGAGTTCTTGCCATGTCAATGCGCAGGACGGCAATATCACCAACCTTGAATGGCTTGCTCATGCCGCGCTCCACGCGGCCTGCGCGGCCAACCGCTTGTCGACGTCGCTGGCGTCTTCGGCTACGCGTACGACGACCGAACGAGGCGTGTACGGGAACGTGATGAACTGGCGGCTGTGGAAGCTGGTGAAGCGCCCGCCGCTAGGCTCTTCGAAAATCACGGCGTCAAGGTCGTAGGCTTGACCGTCGCCGGCCTTGAACACGTGCCCACAGCGTTTGTTCTGCCATAGTGGCCGGCCCGACAGATCAGCAACGTCCACCCATTCGCTGTCGGCGCCGGTCAGCGGTCCAATCGGCTTGAAGCGCGCCAGCAGGCCGAACAGATCAAGTGCAAACGATGCGCTCATGCCGCTGTGCCCCTGAAGCGAGAACACGCGAACCATGTCCACTACGCCTTGCGCCATGTACTCGTTCATCTCGTCGCCGTCGAAGTAGCCGGCCGAGCGCATCTCGCTTTCCGCGTAGGCCTCGAGGTTGCTGTCGAAGTCGCACAGGATGCGCCATGCGAGGCTGGCGCGCTGCTTCAGTTCTCGGAATAGTTTCATCAGGATCCCCGTATCGTTGTTGTTACCGCCCTGTGTACGGGCGGGTTCATACTCAGTCGTCCAGCGCCGCGTCCAGAAACAAGCAGGCAAAGAACGCAGCCCAGCCGTAATCTCCGTTGTGCACGTTCAGCCCAACCAACGCGGCATATAGCAGCTTCGTGACCGGTGCGAGCGCGTTTAAGGTGTCGCGGATAGTTTCGATTCTCATGTCTGCCTTTCAGGTCGGTGCTTCGGTGAAATGCGCTCGTGCGCGCGAAATGGGTTCTGCCGGTCAGACGTCCGCAAGAGTCTCGACTTCGCCTGGAATCGGGAACCACGCCGGCAGTGCATCGAAGGAATCACGCAGCTTCATGATCCCGCCGAAGCACTCCAGGTCACCCAGTCCACCGAGCACGAAGTTGAGCGGACTATCGCCGTCACGCGTGAAGAAGCGAATCGAGTTACCAAAGCTCTTGGCTATCGCCAGAGCGTCAGCGAGATACGTTGGATTGACTGCGCCAGCAATCCCTTCCTTGTATCCGAGCGTGCTGGCCACGCGCTCGATGCGCGGGAAATCGGCCTCGATGATTGAATTCCCGGGCTGGATGAACAGCGGCTGCGCCACATCCCCGGAGAACATTGCAGAGCCGTTCGACATCACGTCCAGCGTGTGCTTGGCATTGGTGGCGTGTTTCAGCGCGTCCTTGCTGATGCTCACGATGATCTCGCGCTCGGCAAAGCCGTTCGGATCACGCACGACGATGTAGCGGTGGCCGTTCGTTGCCACGATCATCACCGTCCCATCCTCCAGCGGGCGGATGTTGATGCCATTCAGGTAGTAGCGGATATCCTGCACGGCGGCGAATGGGAAAACGAGCTTGACGGCTACCGCGCTCACACGGGCGATCATGTGGGCGGCCAGCTCTTGCTCGGGGATTCCTTCCAGCGATACTTGCTCAGGTGCGTTCATTGCTCTTATCTCCTCGTGGATGCGCTCTCGCGCGAAATGGTCTCGTCAGTTGAATCCGCCGCGGTTCGATGCCAGACGCGGCCCGGGTTGCGGTGCCCGGCGGTGCCAGCGATACGGCAAGTCCTCGAACCGCGTCTGCGCGCCGATGTATTGCAAGCCAACGACGCCAGGGCATCCTTGTCTCTGCTTCGCGCCAATCCATTCGCAGATGCCTTTGTCCTGCGTCTCCGGGTTCCACAATTCGTCGCGGTACAGGAAGATGATGTTGGCGGCGTCCTGCTCGATGTAGCCGGACACGCCGAGGTCGGACATGATCGGGCGCTTGTCGGTGCGCTTCTCGCACTCGCGGTTCAACTGGGCCAGCAGGATGATCACGACGTCCAGTTCCTTGCCGATGGCGATCAGGCCGCGCGTGTACTCGCCCATCGCCTCGTGGAGCTTGTCGGACTTGGATCCGGTGATGAACGACAGCTGGTCGATGCAGAGCATGTCCAGGCCGCGCTGGCGTTTGATTTGACGGGCCTTCGCGCGGATCTCGGGGATGCTCAACCCGGTCTGATCGTCGATGAACAAGTTCAGGTTGCGCGAGTTGATCGTCGCCGCCGTGATGGCCTCCCAACGCGCCGTGTCGTCGTGACCCTCACCCGGTCGGCGCAGCCACCTCATGTCGACCCGGGCAAGCGCCGCGATGTTGCGGTCGTTGACCTGGTTCGTCGACATCTCCATCGACAGGAACAGAGAGGAGTAGTCGCGCGCAGCATTGCGGCAGATCCCCAAGCCGGCGGCGGTCTTGCCAGTGCCGGGGCGGCCGGCGATGACGGTCAACGTCCCGCGCTCGAGCCCCCCATCAAGCATCTCGTCCACGTGCTGATAGCCGGTCGGAATCGGGCGAATCTTCCCTTCCATGCGATGCTGCAGCAGGGTCAGGTATTCGTGCAGCGTTTCGTCAAGGCGCCGCGGGCTCTTCGTCATCCTGCGCTGACCCATCGCATCCAGCCTCGCGGCGGCGTCAGCGATGCACTCCGTGCTGTCCTTGCCAGATTCGGCATCGGCAGCCAGATCGATCGACAGGGCATGCAAGGCGCGCTTCGTCGCCTTCTCGATCACGATGCCGGCGTGGTAGGCGATCTTCGCGCTGCTCGGCGCCGAGGCGTGCAACTGGCCCAGGTACGGGAACAGTTCCCCGTCCAGGCGCTCGGCCAGCGTGATCGCGTCGACGCGCTTGCCGGCGGCGAGTTGCGTCGTGATCTCGGCAAAGATGGTCCGGTGGTCGCCACGGAAGAAGTGGCCAGCATCCAGTTCTGGGATCTGGTCGAACGCGTCGTTGTCGCGCAGGATGGCTCCCAGGACGGCCTGCTCGGCTTCGATGTTGAATTGGTCGATCATGCTGCCTCCCCGTGATCTCGTTGCGCCTGCTGGCCCTCTGTCGTCAGGACGTACGAACCGTCGTTCGCGGCGCGCCAGAGCCGGAACCAGTTGCCCTTCACTGACTTGTGGAACACCGTCGCCCAGGACTTGTAGCGCTTGGCGTCGGGCATCGTGTAGCGGTCCTTGAACTCGTACCAGTGCAGCCGCAGGAACTCGTCGGGTATGCCGACCCTCGTGGCGTAGGCAAAAACGGCATGACCCTCAGGGATGGCCTTGATGCCGGCTTTGCGGCAGTCGTCGAGGTAGGTCTGCAACGAGATGGCTGCTTTGCGTTTCGGCCCTTCGTCTTGCTTGGCCTCTTCGCCCCCCTTGGGGGGTATGGGGGGTATTTCTTTTAATGGTTCTTGGTTATTGGTTGGGACCTGATCCGTATCTGATTTCAGATCAGACTTCTCATCAGACTTAGTATCTGATTTCGCATCTGATTTCAGATCCTTGTTTGATCCATCGTCGGACTGCTTAGGACTCCAACGCGCTTTGTTGGCGGATTTCGCGCGCTCCGCCTTCGCCTTGTAGACCTCGATCTCGCGCTCGCAACGTGCGCTGGTGTGACCCGCCTCTGATTTCACAAAGAATTCAGACAGCACGTCGCACACCTCTTGCATGTGATCGCGCATGCCGATCAGACGTGCCACCTTTGCGGGGTCGGCCGGCAAAGGTGCCTCGGCTGTGTAGTACAGGTCGAGCATGCGGCGGTAGGCCAGGTCTTCCATGAGGCTCAGGTGGCGCGTGTGGGCCGCGTAATCGCCCAGATGGAAAGGATAGAAGTTAATGGCAGCCTCCGTGCACGTGAAGTCGCTTCTTGGCTGAGATGTAAGCTTCGTGAGCCAGTTGCGGATCGTCGAAATACCCAAGGTGGTAACGAACTTTGTTCGCCACGATCTTCGCTTGCCAGCGCTTATGCTGCTTATTCCACGCCACCCCAAGGAGTCCACAAGACTTGTTGTCCCGATGCGCTCTCCAGCGGTTCTGAGAGTTCTGCGCGCGATCGACGACACGCAGATTCGCAATGCGGTTATCGATCGGGTCGCCATTGATATGATCTATCTCGCCCTGCGGCCACTCGCCATGTACGACGAGCCACGCGAGGCGATGCGCACGATATGTCGACCGCCCTAGCTTTACCTGGATATACCCGTCCGCTGTTCTGGAACCAGCTGGTTTCCCCTTGGTTATCCCTCGATCAGAGCATGCCCAGGTGAACTCGCCTGATGCCGGGTCGTAGCAAATTCGTGCGAGCCATTCCGGTGCCGGCCGTGCGGCTTGATGCTTAGCCTTGTTCACGGTTCGCCCCTATCCAGGTCCAGCGGCAGGAAGTTCGCCGCGCGGACCAGATCGACGCGACGCTCAACTACCTGTTCTTCGTTCAGGCGGTCGCATTCGCGTTGCGCTGTTGCTACGCTTGTTGCGCAGCCGGCCAAGGTGAACACTTGCGGGGCGCCCGGCGTCGGGTAGCCGACGAGGTAGTGACCGCTTTCGGTCGGGCCTTTGACTTCGTAGGTCAGCATGTCAGTAGTACCCCGTGTTCATGTGCTCAACCGCATAGCAGCGCAGTACTTCTGCCATTTCCTTCTTGAAGTCGAAGCTCTGGATTGCAGGCACCGGGATGCCTGCCTGACGGATAGCGGCCAACATGCAGGCCGGGCACCCACCAGCAGCCTCGCGCAGCTTCGGGATTGCGGCGTCAACCGTCTCCAGAAAGGCGTCAAGCTCGTCACCCAATTCCGGCACGGGGCCAGATGGCAAGATTGCGATCAGAGCACGCAAGCCCTCGGCGTCCGTACCGTTACCACCGTCGATCAGCCGACAGGTGCGGCACGCGCGCGCCGGGTTCATCGTGCAATGGCGCTCGTGCTTGATCATCGAGTGAGCACGAAGGCCGGCGCGGTTGCAGAAGTCGCACCAGAAGCGTTTTACGGTTTTCGTTCTCATGGCATGAGCCCCATTGCGCGCAGGATGACGTGCGTGCGATCGCGCGCGTAATCGAAGAGACGCTGCACGTCGTCCATCGACATGCCGGCCGGTCGCGGGGCACGGCCGTCCAGAATTTCATGGCAGGATGAGCAACCGAAACAGGCTTCGGTATCGGGAGCCTTCAGTCCCATGCCCTTGCCGTCAGCTAGTCGGTTGGAGTGGCACAGGACGGTCGTGGTGGAGTCGCCGTTGCACACGCCGAGAATCTGCAGTTGGCAGTCCTGGCCTCGTGCCGCGCGGCGAATTGGCGTCATCTTCGGGCCGCGTGATTTGAGGCCGACCGGCTTCTTGGTGACGTGCTCTTTCGAGTGATCCATGCGCAGGAAGCCGCTGCGCTTCATGGCCGTCTTGCGCACCAGTGGCGTCTTCTGCTTCAGCGTGGAAGAGCGTTTTAGTGGCAGGACACTCATGGCATCCCCCGCACCGAAACGATACGGCGATGCGCTTGCGTGAAGCGCTCGAAGCTGTTGTCGGGTCGGCGATGCATGGTGCCTCCTACGGGCGTTAGGGGATGGCGCCACAGCTGCGGCGCCATCGGTGCTCGATCAAACGATTGCGGGTTCTGCTGCGATGCGGCCGAAGAAGTGCGCCAGGACGTCCCAAGCCGCCGGGATCGTCGTGTCGTGCCGCGCCGTGATGAAGTAGCTGCGACGCGGCGAGCGTCTGATACCGCCTTTCGGCCGGAGCATCTTCCAGCTGATGACGCCTTCGTCCGTCAGGTCCGACAGGATCTTCAGGACCTGGCGATTCGACAGGCCAACTTCTTCTTGGATCTGTCCCGCCGTGATGCCCTGGCTCGTCCTGACCATTTGCAGCACTTCGTTCCGGCTGTCGGAACGGCATTCGTTCGTCATGGCTTGCCCCTAGTAAGATGGTCCACGGCTTTCCGCAGATTTCGCTTTGCTTCCGAATACTTCTCGTTGGCGGCGCTCTTTTCGCCATCCGGGGCGCCAATGGCGGATTTCTCCGTCTCTCGCCACGCGATCGCGCAGTGAATTACACGTTGTTCGGCTTTCGACATAGATGACGTCTCCGGTTCCATAGATCCCCTGCTGCGTTCGGACTTGTTGGGCCCGCTCGATGGCGGGCCGTCTTGTTGTGTCACTTATCTGTTCCCGCCTGCTCTCGCTTACGAAAATTCCCGGCGGTCCTGCCACGTGTATCGAGCGTCGTCAAACCCTCAGGCGCACGGGGGCGATGCCATAGTTCACCCGGGAGTGGGCGTTTGGAATGGCCAGTTTCTGGCCAGTGACTGCCCATTTACCCTGGTTCCCGGCTTTAGTAGACTGACGCTGCTGTACCCAAGCATTCGCTAACTCTCGAAGGAGCTCGCTATGTGATAGGTCTGCATCAGTGCACTCTTCGTCCAGCGCCATGAATTGGTCGACGCTGAACAAAGCTTTAACAACTACGCTCTTCCTGCTCTTCATCACTACTCCTATAAAGCGGTGCTACAAGGAAGTGACTGCTGTTGCCTGGCGTTGCTGGTACTGTTTTTGTGAACCGTGCTACACGACTTCAGGGACTGCTTTAAAAAGGTTGTTGCAACGACTAATCTGCAATCAGGGCTACGAAGCCCTGCTGCATTGCTGTTTCCGCGCCGGCCTGATCTCGGGCCAGATGTCCATCCAGTCTTTTGGGCGCAGATCACGGCGCGTAACGGCACCGTCGGTGTACTGTTCGATCAGCACGCAGCGCGCCGGCGAGATCGCGGCATCCCCCGCTGCCATTTGTGAAAGGTACGACGGTGAGACTTCAAGTTGAGCAGCCAGGCGCGCCGACGAGCCGCGCTCTGCATTCAGGTATTCACGGAGCTTCATGCGACCTCTTTTCGAAAGAAAACTTAACTAGTTTAGAGCACTCTAAACCACAAGGCGCACGAAGTCAAGTATTTGCTTGTTTAGGGAATGCTAATCACAATACTAGGATGCAAATCCAAGACATCCGCCGAGCAAGGCTGCGAGAGTGGTTCGCGACGCGATCCATCCCGCCCAAGGAAAAGAGCTACATCTCCCAGCTCCTGAAGGAAGGCAATCCCTTCGGTGAGCGCGCGGCGCGACGCCTAGAAAACACTTACGGCATGGGCGAGATGTTTCTAGATACCGTCGACGCCCCAGATAACCAAGAGCCAGCGTCGAGCAACATGAACTCTCACCTGCATCATGCGCAGGCCCCTGACACGCTTCTCCAGGCCATCCGATTGCTTGAGTTATTTCACAGAACTGATGAGCGTGGCCGGTCGGACATGCTCCGCCTGGCCGAGACCTTGTGCCGGCCGAGCCAGAACGTTCGAGGCAACGAGGGTTAGCAGGGTATCCTGCTTGCGTCTGCCAACCTGTTTCCGGGGGTGATCCTGGGCCATTTGCTCGGCCCATCGCAAAATCTCATCCTGCGCACGATCATCCATCGAGGCGAAAGCTGCATTCCACCGCTCAGTCTTATTTGGCATGGTGTCTCTTATACGGATGGCAACTAAGAATTAAATGCTATAGAAATCTAAATGTTACATAAACGGAAATAGAGAGGCATTCCCGTTTTACTTTCGATTTTTGATAGCCGAAAAACATCGCTTCCCTGTAGAAAGCATACTTGACGGCAAAATCGATTTTACGTTTTATGCCGGATTCTGGTGGCATATGCGCCACCAAAAACAACACTTTCTTCTCCTGTCGCGCAAAATCGCGCGATGGAAATTTCCAAAAACCAAGAACTAGTCAAGAAGACACTTCGTCTTCCCCGTGCGCTTAATGATGAGATCCAGGCTGCAGCGGATGCTCGCGGCGTGTCACTCAACGCGGAAATCGTTGCAAGACTGCAGGCCTCGTTCAAGGCGGATGAGCTTGCCAGGCTGAGCAGCGAAGTCGCGGAGATGAAATCGCTGATTCGCCAGCTGCTCGCATAGCTCTGGCAGCCGTTCCATCGCAAACACTATTAGATGTCCTTGGCGTCATATCGAAGGGTGTGCCGGAGGTACCGGCACCGATGTTCCTTGGCTTTTTGGTTCAGAACCACTGTATATATGAACAGTAGTGTATAGCATTCTAAACCGGAAGGCTACTTTACAATGTAGCGTCGGAAACACTGATTTCCATCAAAGGACGAGTCACAAGATATTGACTTAAAGAAAATAGTTGGCACGCACCGACCCGCAATCGCGGGTTTTTTTACGCCTGTTGCAATCCAAGCCAAATTTTCTCTAAACTGTTTATATTTCGCTTGACGACCAGTTTAGTCCACACTAAACTGGAGTCATTGGTTCAGCACAAGATAACAGTGAGGAGCAAATCATGGACGTCAGCAAAACCCACTACAAGCCCATGCGCGCGATGGCCGTGATCGCGGCGCCCGTGATGCGCCTGACCGGCTTCCGCTTCTCGAAGGCCTGGCGCGAGAACCCGATCATAAACCACGTGGAAGCGAACCTGATGGCCGATGGGTTCGACGTCCCGGCCATGAAGTTCAACTAGCCATGAAAACCGCTATCACCTACGCGCTGCTGTCCTTCGTGATGCTGATCTGCGCGACAGTGCTCGGCCGATTTCTGTTCACGGCGATTGACCACGCTGTACACGCAGTTTCTTTGATCCTGAACGTCAACTAATCGGAGTCGAAAATGCCGAACAAAGAACAAATCAGGCAGTGGATGCAGCAACGCCAGCAGGCGAAGACTCCTCCCCCTGCTCCGGCTGAAGTGCGTAGGGCCTTGGGCTGGGGTCTGAACGTCCCGGCCAAGAACACCAACTGCGACCGCTGAGGAACGCCATGTTGAACTCCACACGCCCCGGCGACATCGCGCTGCGCATCCTGCTCGACAACCTGCGCATCGCCAAGCACCCGGCCGACTTATATGACCGGATTTACCAGCGCGGATACGTGGATGCGATCGCACTCTGCTTGCGCCCCGACCCGGCACTGCTGGAGGAAGCGCGCGCTGAAGTCGACGCGCTCCGATTGGACAAGCCGCTCAAGCCGTACCAGTACCGGGACGTCAAGCAGTCGTACTAGTTTCACGGCAGACCGTAGCTGGCTGTCGGCACATAACACCAGCAGGCATGTGCGTATGGGAAGTCCTGGTTCCCCTCGATCTCCACGAGGTTTTCGGGACGCGCGGCATGCCTGGCAGCCCGGGAAGACGGGCGTTACAAGAGAGTCGGTTGTGCTGCATGCGCCCATTCGGTGAGGCGTATACGGTGGCTGTCACCGAGCGTACGGGGAAACCCGGGCAGCCGACTCCCTTGTAACCGAACGATTTGAACTTCTGATTGCCACGCCCTACATGTCAGACGGAGAGAGTGATGCCAAGCACCGAACCTGTCAGCGCCAAGCTGACGATGAAACTGGAAGCCAGCACCGGCTACGAGGCCGACTGCAGTGCAACGATCAGCCTGGCGCAGTGGAGTGACCTGAACGCCATCGTGCATGGAACTACGACCGAGCGCGAGAGGCAACTGGTGGCAGAAAACGTCATTCTGCGCGAAGACCTGAACGACGCCCGCACTGGCTGGGAGCAGGCTACCGAGGATGTGCGCGAGGCGGAAGAGGTGCTGACGAAGGAGCGCGCGCTGCGTGAGAAGTTGGTGGCGGCACTGCGCGTGACGACCAACGATCTGGCTGTGGAGATCGAGCAGAGTGGAAAAGATCCCGCTGACGACGCTCGTATTCAGCGTGCCCGCGCCGCCCTTGCCGCAGCGGAGGCTTGACATGGACCGCTTCCCCTACGACGCCGAGGCGCGCGAAGACAAGATCTGCCAGTTGATCGACGCCCGTATCCAAGCAATCAAGCACGACATCCGTGTGAACCGCGCGTCGACCGTCTCTGCCGTGCTGGAACGGCTCGACCTGGGCGACTTCGAAGGCGATGCGTGCGACGTGCTGCGCCAAGCCGTGATCGGCCATTCCGCAGCGGTGGGCGTGGATCACGCGGCAGCCGTCGAACTGGCGATCTTCCATGAAGCCGAGGCGCTGGCCGAGAAGGACGTCGACGACATGGAGCGGCACCGGGTCGAGGAATCGCTGTCCGAGCGCGCCATGCGCTGGCTGTGGACTAACGGAGTGCTCGCATGAACTGCCCTCATTGCAATGACACTGGCAGCCTGTCGAAACAGACATGGGGCCAGTTGGATTGCGGTTACTGCGATACCGCGTTAGAGCGTATGCGAGTTGAAGCCTGGGCGCGACGCGTTGCGCCGATGGTTCAACAGCACGACGTGTGGACTATCTACCAGCACGGAAAACAGGCCGGTGCGACACAAGTGGCGCGCACTGGCGCGTAGCAGGACGCCTGACTGGTCGTAAGCCAGTCGCCACACAGAAGCGGAATGCGCAGGCTGATGCGCAGATGAGGGAAAACGCGAACCCACCCACAAGGTGGCATAAGCGTCCTGAGCGTCGAGCAGTAACAAGTGAACCTGCGCGTCGCGGTTGAACCTACCGAAAGCCGGAGATCAGCACCGGCCCGCTTCTGTGTGGCAGTCGCATGACCGTAGCCGCATGGCTAGTACCCATGCCCCGATATGCCCGGCACGAGTGTGCCAAGGATCGGGAGTCGCGAAAGTAGCCCGACGCCACGCCTAACAACAACCGCAGGCCAGGACGAGGAGAGATGATGGAACGACGTAACGACGGCGGATATGCATTTCCGCAGACATTCGTGGTCGACGGACCGGCGATCGATCCGGTGACTGGAGCAAACGTCCCGGACGGCTGTAAGCACGGCCACCACTTCCCCGGCATGACGCTGCGCGACTACTTCGCGGCGAAGGCGATGCAGGCCCTTATGGATCAGGGCATCGGCGCAAACGCACGAGCTGCAGCTGCGTACAGAGAGGCCGACGCCATGCTCGCGGAGCGTGCCAAATGATCGCCGCCCGCATCGCGCGCCGCCTGGTGCGCAAGATCCTCAAGCCAATCGCGCTGTGGCTGGCCGACCTGCAGATCGCCGAGGCCGAAGCGCAGGCCGACCACTACATGCGGCTGCGCTCGGACCTGGTCGGCATGGAAAAGGACATGCGCGTGCACGCTGTCGTGCTGATCGCGCGCCGGAATCAAATCCGCAGCTGGTAATTCAACCAAGGAGATCGTCATGGACTTCCACACGAACGCCGCCGTTCCCGCATCGCGTCGCTCCCGTATCACCGAACGCGAACTCGCCGCCGCCAAGGTCAAGCTGCTCGGCCTGACGCTGCTGGCCGTGGTTGATCTTCTGGTGATCGCGTGCACGAAGTGGCCGCCGTGATCTGTGGGACTGACAGGGAAAGCGATCCACATCATCAATTGACCAGGAGAGAGACGTGAACGCACCAGTTCAAAACGCCCTGACCGTTCGTCAGGATTTCGGCGGGACCGCGCTGACGATGCTGGAGGAAGAGCTCATTGATGTCCTGCAATCGAGTCTGTACCCGGGCGCGGCGATGGGCAGCATCAAGCTGGTGATCGGCTACTGCCGTGCGG